GAACCTTGTCCTTTAGTGTTTGCAGTAGCAAGGATAGTGAAACCTTTTTTAGGAGTCACCCACTCACCAGTTTTCTTGATTAGGTATCCTTTACCTTCAAGAACTGATTGTAAACACATGAGTTTGTTAGAACCCAAGTCAACTTCGTCAAGAAGAAGAACGGCTCCTTTCCTCATAGCTTTGATAACAGGGCCTTCTCTGAAAACAATGTTTCCATTGACAAGAGAATGTCCACCCATTAAATCATCTTCATCAGTCTCAATAGTAATATTGACTCTGTAAAGTTCTCTCTTCAACTGAGCACAAACTTGTTCAACCATCAAGGTTTTACCATTACCACTCAGACCAGTCACAAACACTGGAAAGAAAATCTTTGACTTGATTATGTTCTTGACATCTCTGAAATGTCCAAATGGAACATAATTTGACATCTTCTCGGGAATGATTTTTACACCCTCGTCAAGAAGATTTACAGACTCAGTTGCAGCCGCAACTGGCATATTAGAAGGGGTTGCAACAGCAGGAACAGGAGCCACTTTGACTTCTGTCTCACCACCGTGAGAATAACCACCATTGTATCCACTGATTACAGCTTGAAGGTTGTACAATAGAGGGCCTTCTGTTTGAGGTTCTTTGAACCCAAACTTGTTATCTTTCATCCATGAAGGGAAATAACCACCCATGGCTTCCTTAATCTCAGTCCTAGTAAATGAGGTCTGAGAACCAAATTTAGAAACCAGTTCGTCCAAAAACTCCGTCCTATCGGGAGTCAGTGAGAACTTGTTTCCGTTTACATCAATAGAATTTGTCATTTAGTCTCCTTTTTCAATCTATAAGTATATTTTACTAAAAAGCTAGGGGCATTGTCAAGGCACTTATTTAAGTGGTTCAAGATATGACCCCATTTTTTTCAAACATTTAATCTCACCTTTTGCATTCTTAGCTGTCAAATACTTCTCACCGTTATTGACCCAAGCTCTGAATGCAAAACATTCTACTTCCTTTTCCTTGCAGTGGTCATAATTATCACAACTATGAAACACGCATGGACTAGGCCCTACATCATTTATTGCATCTGCAAATTTACCCAAGTCTGTACTAGGGATTCTTTCGTAGTATGCATCGTCTACTCTCAAATGTGGCATTACGCTATCTCCTTTATAAACTCATTTGTCAAAAATCTTGAAGTGGTTTTTGCATTCTGATTCTTTTTGAACTTTGAAAGAATTGTAGATTTCTTTGCACCTATCAATTCGTCATCTAAACTATCAGTACCCTCAGTTCCAAGGTTTGAAGCAGAGGTCAAGAACAATTTGTTGTATCCGTGAGTTTTGATTACAACACCTTCTTTTCTAGCCTTTGTCCACATTGCTTGGATTGAACCGTCTTCATCGTAAGTGTGTTCAATCTCACCACATGATTGTAGTAAGTTGACCATGTCACCTTTTCTCCCACAAACAAAGTATCCAGTGACAGTCACACCAGTAGTTTTAGATACCCAGTCTAGAAGATTCTGAGTCTTCTTGAAATCGTTTCTGTAGTATCTTCTCTCTTTCACTTCGTAAGGGTAAACTCTTCCGTTGATAGGGTCAATAATATCTCTTTCTTGATTAGTGTCCCAACTGTCTAGGTCACCCATTTGTTCTTTTTGTTCTGCTCTCTCTTGGTCATTCAAGTTGAGAATGTCAGCAGAGTGTGAGTACCCGTCTGTGATAACTGTCAAAATTGATTTCTCAATCCCGTAAGCTTTGTTGAACTGAGGAAGTAAACCTCTCATTGCAACCAGTGTAGTATCCAGTGGAGTTCCACCCAAACTGTATTTTGAAGTTGGATACACATCTGTAGGCATGTCAATCCAACCACCTTGGTCGGGGTCAACATAAGTACAACCTTCGAACCAGTTGTTCCAAGCTTCAAGTTTCTTTGCAAAGCTCCCACCTCTTCCATATCTGATATTGTCTGTGAAGTAGAAGTTCCAAAGAGTAGACATGTTCACGAACATTTCTTTGTAATCTTTTGAATTCATTTCGTTAGAGAAAATTTCAACGAGGTATCCATCTCTGTTTCTCCAGTATTCAGTATCCTCACTGTCAAGTTTTTTCTTAGAAATGTTGTCTGAGAAAAGATACACTCTGTGAGGAATGTTAACTTTTCTGCAGAACATTGTAAGAATGAAAGTCTGTTCTAGTAAGTCTTGAACCTCATTGCAGATAGAACCACTCCAGTCCAACATAATGTTGACACCATGGTTTTTACCGTCTGGCAAGTAAGTGACTCTTTTGAAAACATCTTCAACAATCTGATACTTTGCAAGTCTGTTCATATCCAATTTACCAGTCTTACCAGTAAATGCATGTTTCGAAGCAAGAGCAGTTTGTCTCATTTCAAATTCTTTAGCCATGTGATTGATAATGGCTTTGTTCTTAGACTCTAGTTTCTTGTAAGTATGAAGAGCTCTCTTCTTAGTAGAATCAATTCTGTTTGCATAGTAAGAATCGTTGACTGCAATTTTTTCGTAGTATTCTTTCCAGTCTTCTAGAACCAGTTTGTAATCATAAAGAGAATCAGAGACAAGTTTCTTGAATCCTTTTCCTTGTAAATCAATCTGAGTTCTAACTACATTAGTATCAGAAATGAATTTCTCTTCATTGTTATGTGCATTGTGTTCTGTGATAGACTCTCTTGCACCGTCTTCACTGTCATACTCTTCGGGTCTTCCCTTAGCATTGACATTACCAGTTCCACCAGTTTCTTTTCTGTCTGACTCTTCTTCGTCTTCCTCTTCACCTTCTTCTGAATCTTGGTCACCACTTCCAGTAGTTTCTTGAGGAACCTCGGGAAGATTGTCTTCTTCTTGTTCCTCTTCTGAATCATCATATGACTCGTCCCAAGACTCACCTTGATTTTCTTCTTCTCCGTCTTCGTCCTCTTCGTCATCACCAATGTCAAACATTTGAGGAACTAATTGTTCGTCAGCCTCAGTTCTTGTTTCGTTTTCTTTTGACCACTCGTAGATTGCAGTTGCACATTCTTCAACCTCTTCCCAAGTCTCACACTTCATAGACCAGTCTAGGAAGAATTGTTCCTCTTTAGAAAGTTTGATTTGAATTCTAGAACCACATTTTGTGATTAGGTTGATTTTGTCAATCAAAGAAAGTTCTTGAAGGTTCCTACCTTTGACACCAAAGAAATCCATTTCCATGAGTTCATTGTATGCAGTGAAGAAAGACCTTCTCAATCCTTGATATTTGTTTCTGATATTTCTCTCAATTCTGACATCTTCAATAACATTGAGATATCCTTTTAGAGTTTTGTTTTTAGTCACTGCAGAGTGAACACCTTCATATGGAGTCCATAATGCATGACCAACCTCATGACCCATGAATAGGTCATAAAGTTCTGCAGAGATATCTTCCTTGAATATAGGACAACATAGCAATCTGTTTTTAAGGTCAAAGTATGCAGTAGGAGTTCTCCTATGCACAACTGTCAAATTTTCCCCTGCCATTAGTCTTGCAAGGTTGTCTTTTTGGGTTCTGATATTCTCTGTCATGTTTATATTATCTCAAAAAGCTATAGGCATTGTCAAGGCTTAGTCACCTAAAGAATCGAACCTTAATTGAATCAAAGTATCAATATGGTCATCATCGTCTTTAGAATAAACTACCTTATCTGCACCAAAGTCTTTTTGTATTGCGTCAATAACACCCCAAACACCTTTGTCATCATACAATGCACAAACATCATCTGAGATATTATCCAATATTGTGTCGTTTACTAAATTACTCATGCTTACATTATACTAAAAAAGCTAAGGCATTGTCAAGGCATGAGTTGGCGTCCATGGGAGGAATCGAACCTCCAACCTACGGTTTAGAAGACCGTTGTTCTATCCAGTTGAACTACATGGACTTTTGAGGGGGGTTTAGAGGTTTTTTGCGTTTCTCTTGTATTCGAACCATTCAGAGTCGTTATGAATAGTAGGGGTGAAAAGTAAGTCGTCTTTATTGAAATTTAAACTATTTCTAATTGTATTTTCATTGTGACCTAAATCTGATACTGGTCTAGAAGTCATAGCTTTATGCATGTCTTCTGTAAACCACAATGCAATTGTATGTCGAGGGCCTCTTCTTATTTTGAAGACTCCATGACCATGATATATACCTTGAAATAGAAGACCACTTCCTATAGTTGGTTCTACTTGATGACCAAAAGGATAATATTCAGACGGTGGGAAATATGTTTCTCCACCTGAGAAATCGTCATTTAGATATACTATACATGTCCATTCTCTTGAAGGTTTTTCTCTACCACTATCTACAGCCTCTTCATCAACTTCACCCATTTCTTGATTAGAATATGTATCTAAATGTGGGTTTTGATATCCACCCCTATGCCACTTACAGAGTGAAGACATTTCGGGATAGAAAACTTTACCAGTTGCTTTATAGATTTCTGCAGTGCAATGAGTTTCTACTTTTTGAAAAAGTAAACGGATACCTTCATTTTTGATATGTAATTTTCTAGTACCTTGATAGTCTACGGCTGAACCAACAGTGTCTAGATGTCTATGACTGTTGTGCCACCTTATCAGGTGTTTCGACTCCTCCTCCGTCAGTATCGGAATCACTTTGTGATTGTACACTTTGGAGTTGTCTAACAATTTCCATTCTGCGCTCATAATTAATTCTCTTTTGTCTCTCTTTAGGTCTTGCTTTCAAAGCTCTTTCTATTTTAAATCGAGAGGCTCTTTGAAGGAAAATGATACCGTTCAAATGGTCACATTCATGTTGTACACATCTTGCACCAATTCCTTCTAATTGTAATGTATGTTTTTCACCTTCTGCATCTGTATAATCAAATTCAATAGCTTTAGGTCTTTTTATCATTAAGTATATATCGGGGAAAGAAAGACACCCTTCTTTCATTAGTTCTGTTTCTTGAGATAGTTTTGTTATTTCGGGATTGAAGAATGCTTTGATACCACTGTCTGCAGTTCTCATAACAAATACTCTGTAATTCAAACCTAATTGATTTGCAGATAATCCTAAACCACCAAACCTTTCCATTGCTTCACCAAGGTTCTTTTCAACCTCTTTAGGGTCTTCGGGTGGATTCTCAAAATCAAATTTGTCTGTGGGTTCTCTTAAGACCTTGGTGGCCTCTTCAACTAATTCATACATATTACTTATTAAATATTAAACTATCTACGGGATATTTTCCCCCTGTTCTTGTTAGACTTACTGTTGCAATATCTAACCCAAAAAATCTTCTCAATGACCCTAAGGCTTTCTTACCTAACCTTGCAATCATAGCTAATGCTTTTTTAATTCTATCCATTATGTTTTTCCAAACATTCATAACGGTTCTTTTTGCATTATTTCCAAAACTTGTAAGTTGTTGTTTCAATGTATTTAGAATTTGAAATTCATCTAATTGTTGATAGTCTTCACTTAGTAATGTTGGTTCTTTTGCAATCTCTTCAAGTAAGATAGTTTTTAATGAAGGTATTGTATCTTCCGACATTGCTTGTGCCATTGCTTTCTTACTTTTCTTTTTACTTCTCATTGCAAGATATGGTGCAGAACCAGCTGTTGATTTGAATGAAACATAAAACTGATTACCACTTGCAAGTTTTACACCAGCACTTTCAGGTGAGTCTAAAAATAAAACATCTGATAGAGTTGCTTTATCGGGATTAAAAGTACAGACAACTGTTGCACTTGGCCAACTATCTTTGAACTTTATATTACCTGTTGCAGCTTCGAAACAAAAGTGTCCTAAAAATTCTTGAGATGCAAAAACTTTATTAAACTCTTGTTCTATTTCTTTTGCACCTATTCTTGCTGAATCTAATTCTGCAATTTGTTCCATTTCTTTATCGGACAATTTTTCCTTATCTCTCAACTTATCAATAGAACTTACTGCATCTGTTTCAGATAACTTAACAAGTTTTCTTTCCATTATACTTACTAAGTTCTGTACTGCTTTTTGATTACTTGCACCAAATGTTTCCTGTGCAGCTTCTACTGTAGATATAACTTCGTCTTTACTTCCCGACATAAGTTGTGAACCACCAGCTTTCTTTAATGAGATATTGTGTTTACTGGATTTGATATCAGTCTTTGGTGTCTTATTAGTACCTCTCCATTTTGGATTTAGAGAAGCAGAACTTTGTCCTGTACCTTCTAATTTATCCACACCTATTTGACTTATAAAATCTTTACCAATTTTAATACCTATGTCACCATATTCTTCCCAAAACTTTCCACCTACTTCCCATTCTCTACCAGTGTCCCATGCCTTACCTTTAATCTTATTCACACCTATTGCTATGATAGACTCCCACTCTGCACCTGATGGCCCCTTAGAAGCCGTCTTAGACGGTTTAAAGTATATCTTATGGGTTATCTTATCATCGGGTATGACAATAGTTCCTTTTGAGGACTTAGAGGTATCCATTGAATAACCGATACCTTCTTTGTCTAATACTTTCTTAATCTTTTCAAAATCACTTGCAACCTGTGAAGGTCTTTCATATCTAATTAGATATGTCTTAACAGACTTACCACCAACCTCGGGTTTATATCCTTTAATTAGTTTTTCAATATCCTTTTCTTCAACAAGAGGTTCTCTTGAGAAAATAAGATTACTGCCTGATTGTGTATATTCTTGAAAAGATTTCATAATACTATTTATATTATTCAGCAATTCTCGAAAAGTTTTTGTACTTTTCAAACCTAATAACATGTTCAAATTTATCATATAATATATCTCCTTTATGAGATATTATGAATGCATTTGTCTTCTCTGTCAAGGTGTTTAACATTTTCATGAATTCGTCTGTACCACTTGCATCAAGTGAACTATCAAACACTTCATCTAAAATCAATAGATTAGTGTTTACTGAATTCTTCATTCTTGCAACTGCTCTCCATGTGAAAAGAAGTGCAAGGTCGATTCTCATTTTCTCACCTTGAGAGAAGTTTTCATATTTGAACACATCTCTAAATCTAGATTTGATTGTTTCTTCAAAAGCTTCGTCCAGTTCGAATCCAACATAGAATTCTAATTGTGCAAGGAACTTATTAATAAGTTTATTCATGATAGGAACATACTGTTTGATAATCTTTTCTTTCACACCTTGGTCTCTTAATAATAGAGTTGCAATCTCTAGATAGTGACCGTTGTCTGCAAGGTGTTGTTTCTTTTTCATTAGTGTATGTAAATCATCTTCAGCTTTTAAAACTTGTTCATGTGCATCTGAATTACCTTCTTGTTCTTCTTCAAGAGATTCAATCTCTTTTTGAAGTTTAGAAATGTACTTTTGATTAGAAACAATCTCTGTTTGTGAAAGACCTATCTCTCTTTGTATCTCGTCTATTTCGGACTGGACTGTATTAATGGTTTGGATTCTATCATGGAGTTCACCGATTTGGCTGTCGAGTGTTGACACCGCCTCCTTGATTTCTGCAACCTTCTGATTTTTTTCCTGAATGCATTTTTCTTTGTGTTCACCTGTTAAGTCCTGTTTACATGTGGGACAGTTGTCGTTGTCTTCATAGAATTTAATGTCTGCAATTGCTTTCTTTCTAGCTCTTTCGAGTTGAGACTCCAAGTCTGTCGTTTGTTTAAGTCTATCTTCCGTAGTATTTTTATCCGTGATAAGTCGTGTTTTCTCCACCACATTTTCCGTCTTTTCATCAACCTCTCCTAATAGTTTGTCGATATTGGTTTGAGTTTGATTAATGGTAGTCTCAAATTTCAATATTTTTTCATCACGGTTTTCACGGAGTGCATCTATCTGACTATTTAATCCACTAATCCTTTCTTCAAGAATTGCAATCTCATGTTGATTCTCTTTCACATCTAATGCATGATTAGATTTTCGTTTCCTCAACAACTGCATCATAGTTGTAAAAATAGTAATATCCAAAAGGTCTTCTACTAACTTTCTTCTGTCCTTTGCTCTAAGTTGCATGAACGGAGTAAAGTTTGCAGAACCTAGGATAGCCACTTGAGTGAATGAACGATAACTCATTTTGAGTATGTTATTCTCTAAGTGTTCTTGATAATCCCTAACACTTGCATCTTGATTTAACAAAATGTCATTACACCAAATTTCAAATTTATTTGGTTTTGCGCCACGGATTAATTTGTAGTCTTTATTACCGATTGAAAAATCAAGTTCAACTACAAGTTCTTTTGTATTAATTGAATTTATTAATAGGTCTCGTTTTAGATTACGAAACCCACGACCATATAATGCATAACACAATGCATCTAATAATGTAGATTTACCAGCACCATTCTCACCCAGTATAAGTGTTGATTGTGCATCGTTAAGTTTAATTGTTGTAAACTTGTTTCCTGATGATAGTAAATTCTTATATCTTACTTCTTTAAATATTATCATATAAAAGTATGTTCATCTAATGCCTCATTATACAACGAAGTCATTAATTCTGTAAGAGGCTTTTTCTTACCTTGAATATCCATACTATCGACATACTTTGTTAGTATAGTCAATGTATCCTCAACATTTTCAACATCTGCATCGTCCATTAAGTCCATATGTTTATTATCGTCTACGACTTGTAAGTGTAATGGAGAAGCTGCATGTATCTTATCTAAGAATGCATCAAACCAATACGGGTTGTCTTTATTTACAACAATAACTTTTGTAAACTTACCTGTCACAGAAGAATAGTCTTTGTTAACAAGTGTTTCAAAAGTCTCCTTTGTATCGTCATAGAAAATTTTGTCGAAAATTTTTAAAGGGTTATGAACTGGTTCCATTTCTCTTGTTTCAGTGTCAAAGATATGGAAGAATTTTTCGTCTCCAAAATCTGACCAAGTAAACTGCATTTGAGAACCAAGATATTTGATATTTGCAAACTCTGATTTTTGGTGGAAGTGTCCACTATAAACTTTTTCAAATCTCTTTACATATGAATGGTCTAGTCCATGTTGACAAGTCATGCCTGGGTGCATTAACGCACCTTCAAATTCGAAGTGTCCCATACAAATAGGTGCATTTGCAGACATAAGAAACTCTACTGAATCTGCATAGTTCTCAGAATTAATCCATGGAACAAGTGCAATATTCAATCCGTCATATTCTCTTACCTCGGGTTCTTGGATAACATTGATATTATCTGACTCGAATAATAAAAGGTCGGGAGAGTTTACTTCATTTGTATTTTTAAAATAAGTATCGTGATTACCTATAATCAAATCCATGGATATACCATGTTCCAACATAGGTTTTATAAAATGTTCACGATTAGATTTTAATGTGGAAAAGTTTACATACTTCCTTCTATCAAAGTAATCACCCAAATGTAATATGTGAGTGATATCATTCTCCTTTAGATATGGGAAAAAAACTTCATTATAAAATCGTCCTTGGTAATCGGCCATTGCAACCATATCACCACGGACACCAGCATGAGTGTCGTTAAGTATTGCTATCTTCATTCAGTAAATTTTTCTAAATTAGTATTCTCTTTTACTTTCTTTTGTCTTTTTGATTTTCTTGGTTCGTATTCAACCCGATTCATATGCTCTTGCATCCACTCTACATTAGTGTTTGTAAGAGTTGGGTCATGTTCCCCGTCTATGGTTGTATAAGCGTCCATAGTTATATTAGATTCTTCGATAGATTTCTGTTTAATGAAAACCTGTTTCTTCTCCTTTTGTATCCTTCGAAGGAATGCATAATAACAAATTTGAGTGACATATGCGAACGCATTGTTTGACTTTTCCGTATTGAAATTACCGATATACTGAATACAATTTTCAATTGCATCACATATCATTTCGTCACGGTATGTATAATTTATAAAATTAGGACGAGTGGATAAACGGGTTGCAATCTTATAGATACACTCACCGATATATTCAGTCATTCTAGGTGGCTCTTTGCCTTTTGATTCTGCAAGTTTTACTTTTTCGTTAAACTCGGAGACTGCCAAAGTGAACTCTTTGTTGTTAACATAGTGTTCTGCTTTTTTAGGGTCTTTTTTCGTAGTCATGTATCTATTATACTCTAAAATCCACAGATTGTAAGGGGCTTTTTAATATTTATTAAATAAAGTTTTTTTAGAAAAGTGCCTTGTCAAATGAGAAATCCATGATAAGATGAATATGTTCCCGCTGAGGGTACTATATTAGAAGGGATTGATTTCTTATGAGTGCATATTTCATTTCTGCACCCCGTCCCATTCGGTCTATATCTCCAGTCACCATATATGAGAACGACATTCCTAACATTGCATATACTATATATTGCTTCATACGAGACTGAATAGGAGAACGATTCCTAACTCCCAAGGTATTAGTATTGCGGCGTAGATTAGATATTTCACCCGAATACCTGTTGATTGAATAACATGACTGCACCCATGAAAGCTAATGCAGACATTTGAACGATAACTGCAATCGTGACAAACATAAGTTGACGGTCTCCCCACCAAGCTAATTCTTTCTCTTGCCATTCTTGTGCTTCTTCGGGTGTTGCGTCTCGTGGTTTGTTTAGATTTAATGATAATTGAGTTTCGTATCCTGACATAACATCGGCTGCATCGTCTACTGCAGAAGGAACTGTCTCCCACCTTTTCCAAACTGGGTCGTATTTTCTATAGGACATGAGAGTTCACTCCAAATAAAGATAGACAAAAGATGGCTACAAGTGCTGTGACTTCTAGACCATCTCTTATCGTTTCAATCCTTTCACGGGACATTATAAAGTCCACCCCGATAGGAGCATTATGCCTAATGGTATAAAAATTGGAAGGAGCATCAGTGTTAGAAATTCTACTGCTTCTATTAACATTGATATAATCTTTGTCTCAATAATGTTTTCGAGTCTCACCACCATGCCCTTTGCAATTCCAAGTATTGCTTGTGTCATGGTTATTTCCGTTTTTAAAGTTATAAAGAATACTTATGATGTACTATCACCATAAATTATCGATAGTATATATATGAATTGAAAGTCTAAGAAATATTTTTCTAATGAATTTTTTTCTTGTCTGTTGGTGCAAGTGCAGATTCAAAGTCTGCAAGAACTTCGTCTTCCATTGACCACTCTTCTTCCTCGAATCTTTCCAACATTCTTTGTTCTTGTTCAGTTATTGGGCCACCAGTTGCTTCCATAAGGTCTCTAACAACTCTATCTAGGTATGCTTTCCTAACTTGTTTTTTGTCACCTGTTAATGGTATTGATTTATTTTCAACCATGTCGAACCACCTAGAGGAGGCTTCGTCATAGTACGGTACGAATTGTTCATTCATATTATTTCTATGTGCAATAATATCTAATGGAAGTAAAACAGTTGCATCTGCAGATAGAGGTGCATAAGGATAAAATGTTGCAAGGGTAGTATTACCAGCTGGTGCAACAACTTCGAGTTTACATATCATAGGTAATGTAATCTCTATACCGTTTCCTGTATCTCTAGTCATACCGACAACTTCTGTGCCGTTCAGTAATTTCAAAACTTCGTATTGTGTTGGGACTATGTCTTTAGGTCTTGTCATTTAAATTGAACTGTTTTATCTCGTAGTTAAATCTTTCTTCATTGTATATATTTATACGGTCTTTGAGGTGATTCAATGTATAATTCTCACATTGTAAATCATCAGCAATATCGAACAGTCTCAATTTATCTTTACCGTCTGTCTTACGAAGACCTCTACCAATCGATTGTAGATTTCGTATTCTTGATTTAGACGGACTTGCAAATACAATATTATCAATCCTTTTTATATTTACACCTGTAGAAAAGGTTCCATATGATGCAAGGATAGTATCTTCCTTGTTCTTCTCTACAATCTCTCTAACGGATTCTCTATCTTCCGTGTCTGTACCACCATAGACATAATGTAAATTTCCACCCATGTCTGTATGTGACATCATACTGTGAAGTATGACTCCATGTTTCTCTACATACTGGAACAACACCAGTGTGTTTCCTTTTAGACTTCTAACAAGATTTACTATAAAAATATTTCTTGCATCATTAGAAACAAGATAATCCATCTCTTCTTGGTATGTCATTTTCTTCTGTTTAGTATGACATAGTATGACACAATCGATAGATAAATTTGCAATAGTACCTTCGTCTATCAATTCTTTTGTTGATACTACTTTTTTGACTGGGCCAAACAATCCTTCTAGTTGCAATCTATGACACTCTGAACCGTCAAGGGTTCCTGTAGTACCAAAACGAATTGCAGTGTTTTTCATTTTTTCGAGGATTCCTTTGAGGACATTTGCTTTGAAGAGGTGTGCTTCGTCTCCGAAGACAACCTCGAATTTTTCCATGACATTTTTAGGAGCCTTACTAAATGACTGCCATGTTGTAATCGTGATGTCTGAATCAAATACAGGCTGACCACTATAAATCTTACAAATTTCCTTATCGTATCCATAGTCTTTAAAATCCTTTGCCATTTGTTCTACAAGGGAAGTTGTAGGAACTATAATAACAGTTTTCTTGTTGTAATATCTTGCAAGTAAATAAATGATTAATGACTTACCACTTGCAGTAGGTGAGAGTAATAGTTGTCTACCATATTGTACTGCAGTTCTAAATGCGTCTAACTGGTAGTCTCTAGGTTCAAAAGGTAATCCTAGTTCTTGTATAAAGTTTTCATCGGGTTGTCTTTCTTTATCACCAATGATATCATTTATACCTACAATATCATATCCTCTTTCTCTGCAGAACTCGTCCACATATGGAAGTAATCCAATGTATATCTTATGTGTTTTAATTGAAAAGAGTCTGACCTTACCGTCCCAGTATCTATTTTTAACTGAGGGCATGAACTTTGCATTTGGAACTGTAAAAGAAAAGAAGTCAAACAAGTCTCTAGCAAGACCGTCATCACATTCTACTTTCATGAAGACCTCATCGACCTTCTTTAGAATTATCTCAGAGGCCATCCCTTGTTCCATACTACTAGAGATTTTCTTACTCCGTGGGTGACTGGTGTGACTTGGTGGTGCAACCAAGAAGGAAAAACAATTAGAGAACCTAATTCTCTTCCACTCATGGGTGCAGTGTGAATCAACTCGTCTAGTTTGATATCACCACTTCTCAATTTTATACGGTCAAAAACTTTTGCAGATTCAATCCATTGAAAATGACCACCCTCATAATCATCGGGGTCTGACAGTTGAACTGAACAAGATATCTTTCTTATATCTCCAGCTGGATATGGGTCTGCACCTGCGTCTGTATGCCATGTATAAAAGTCACCAGTTGGTTTATCTTCTTGAGCTTCGTAAACAGTATACTGCCAATTCTCCATATCTGTGATATCATAGTTCCAACCACTTTCAACATTTGCTTGAACCATACCGTCAAATATTTTTTGTTTGAGTTCTACTTTAAACTTTGGGTCATTGTGGTCTATCCACTTGTTAGTAGATTGTCTTATCATACTATCACCGTGACCAGTTTTTTCTGTAAATCTAGATTGGTGACTATCTGAATCTGACACACCAGCACCTAATCTTCCTTCGTAAATAGGAAGACTTCTTGCATATCCGTGTATATAATCTACCTCTTGTTTAGAAAGATATTGTGGTAATATACAACAATAAGAATGATAAATCATTTTATAATTTCCTCATACCATATGATAGCTATTCCTAACATAACTGAAACCACCATTAATACTTGTGCAAGTGTTTCTATCATGAACCCGCCATGAACTTTCTCCATTCGATTGTGTTCTTAATTGTTTGGTGTCTCCATGTAATATTTTCCATACACCTTTTTAAGAAGTCGATTTGGATTTGTTGATATTCTGTTTGTGCATTTAACTTTTGTAAGTCTTTATCTGCATTGAAAAATATTTGCATATCATTTTTCATAATCTTAAGACCGTCAAATGGGTCGTCACTCCAACCTTTTTCTTTGATTGTTTCTTCGTCCATTTTACCATTGAACCATAACCATTTATCTTTCAATAACATGGAATATTTAAGCTGAAGATTTTTATGTCTAACGACTGCGTCTGTTAGATATTCTGAGTATTTTGCGTGGAGTTTGGGTAGTTCTAATGACGATTTATCTAGTTCGATATCGTCTATTTCACAGTCCTGTTTCCACTCTGCTTTCAATTCATCGAGTGTCATAATATACTATTATACCATATTTATGGTAATCTAGGAAGTGGATTTTATTTCGTAGTATGTAAACCTGAATTCAACTGTTGCAAGAACTGTCTCACCGTCTGCACCTGATTCCAATTCTATCCCACTTAGTGAGATTGGGAATGCATCATGAAACCTAAAGAACTTATTAGGTATGTTCTTATTAGTATTAGTGACCAGTGTAATATCACAATATTGTGCGAGTGCATTATCGATAGTTGATTGTTCACCAGTTGCCGTAGTTTGAGAACCTACATAATTTTTATATGCACTTGGGTCTGAAACTGGAACTATCTTGTCCATCCAATCAAAAATCTCTTTGAAGTTTCCTAAATCCTCGTCAACAAGAAATCCTACCGAGAGGGTATCAAAAGAAACTTTATCGCCTGGGAAGAATGCATCTAAACCTATGCCAGCAGGTGCAACTGTTTCGGTGAAAGTTAAGCCTGGGATATTTACTGTCTTAACAAAGAATTCCACATTTGGAATCTTGTCAATAAGTAATCTAAAATTATTCTTACCTAAAAGTGATTTGTTTATTACTGGGTCTGCCATAATACTATTTATGGTTATTTCTCGTTTACAAACTCATTGAGTTGTCTTGCAACTGCAATAACTTCTTCCGTAGACACGAACTGGTCACCGTAAGGTTTTCTATCGTTTGGGAAGTTATTATTGTGTTCTACAATCGCCTCGTTGTTTCTGTAGATGTTTCCTTCTAACAGACCTTGAGCTTGATTGAGTAAGTCGGCACGGATTTCGTACCCTGATTTCGATTCTGACATATTTTTCTCCTGTGTGTGTATGTCTGTACTTTATTGTACCTTTTATTTAGTGCTAAAAAAAACCCCTCGAAAGAGGGGTTTTAATCGAAACGAAATTCCGTTTACAGAATGTTGGACACTGCCATTTTTCTGTAGTATTGGTTTGTTCCAGCAGATGCAAGACCGTCAGAAGGTGTGCTTCCTACGAATGGGTTTGAAACCATACCGTATCTAGTTTTGAATCCGATTTTTGGTTGGAAAGTGTTCTCACCAACTGCTCTCACCATTTGTAGTGGAACATATGGGCAATAGAACATACCAGCGTCATAAGGGTTAGACCCTCTATAACCAACAGTCATGTAGTCAACAGACGCATAAGGGTCAATGTAGACCTTTACTCTTCCGTTAAGAACACCAGCAAATGTATTGCCTGTGTCGTCAACATTAATGTTAGTGTTTAACGCAGGTGTGTAATCTAAAACACCAGCCATTGAAAGTGCAGATGCAACATCAGAAGAACATAGGATAAAGTTTCCTTTACCTCTTCTTGTTTCTTTTGCAATTACATTGCTTTCTCTTTCGATTTGGAACAATAGTCCTTTGAATTTCTCAACAGACCATCTACCGTTTGCATCAACATCTAAGTTGAATGTTCCGCTAGAAGCAGTTGCAGATGCACCAGTCTTCGCTTGAAGATTGACATTTCTTACAACTTCTCTGTTGATTTCAGCAAGAATCTCACTTGACAAAATGTTTGCAAGTTCTGATTCTGCATCAAGACCGTGGATTGCTTTGAGGTCTTGTGCTAATTCTAAAGTGTACTCTGCTTTGAGTGCTCTTGACTTTGCAGTCACAGTTGCTTTCTCAATAGTGAAAGACATCTGTGCAAAGTGGTTCCCAGCTGCATCACCTAATGCTTCTGCACTAGCTGTTGACATACCAGCTCCTGTGTCACCCGCGTAGGTTTCAGGGCCTGATGCATCAAAAGGGTCACCAACAGGGTCGTTGTCTGCAGGGCCCGCTGTTGGGTCTGCACCACCTGAATATCCACTTCTTGCTTCATTGAATAAAGCTTCTGAGTTATTCAGTCTTGTTTCTGTTGGATAGTCGTTATATCTTGCTTTCATAGCAAAGATAAGACCAGTTGGGCCAGTCATAGGTTGAACACCGCAAATGTCGTATGCAACGAGATTTGGCATAGCTCTTCTTACTAACGAAATTAGGATTGGATCCCAGTTAGAAATAGAACTACCAGTAGAGTTTAAAGGTGCAGCTTCCTCAAGAGTTGCTCTGTCTTCGTTTAAAGCTTTCTCTTGGTTTTCAAGTATAACTGCTGTGACTGCTTTCTTGTAGTTGTCCTCGATTTTTGGCAAATCGGAATGTTCTAGAATAGGCTCCCACTTCTCTTGTAAATTTTCTGATAAAAACATGAGTTTTAGTTTCCTTTAAATTAACCTAATGGTTTTAGTTTAGTTAATGCTTCAGAGTATCGTGCAATTGAAGGGTCAAGAACTTTCTCTACTTCTGTATCGAAATCTCCATTACCTTCTTCTTGTACGGTTTCTTCAGCAATAGTTTCACTGTCTACACCGAAGTATGCTTCTTTGATTTCTGCAATTTTCTCTTCGAAATCTGCTTGGTCTGTGAAGTCTACACCGTTAGATAGTGATACCATTTTCTCTTTTTGTGAATCAGACAAGTCTTCACATGCCTCTTTCACAACATTTTGTCTCTTAAGACTTTCTAGCTCTTCGTTAATATCCATGTTCTTTTGAACTTCGGCATCAACTTTAGCTTCCATCTCGTCAAGACGATTTGCGAGTTCGTCAACGACATTGTACTTATCTTCTGGCACTTCAACATAGTGTTCTACGAACAACTTCTTGAGACCTTCGATAAAGTTTTCTGTCATTTCTGACCTCAAACCCCTTTCTATTGCGAGTTCGTTTTCTTTCGACCACTCTTCAGCACAATATGTTAGATACTTATCTACAGAAGAAGTTAATTCTTCTTTGATAGTTTCTACTTGGGATTTTAATTCTGTTTGGTAATGCTCTTCAAGCTTTTCTTTAGCTTCTTCAACTTTACTGTTTACTGCAGCTTTAAAAATAGTTTTAGCTTTTTCTGCATTTTCTTCTGATAAATCTAATGATTCAGAGATTTTTGATAGGTCGTCATCTATTTCAATCTCGACTAATGAAGATTCAACAGCAGAGTCATTTTCGACTGATTCTGATTTTGACTCTTTCTTACCGTATGACTCTTCTTCATCGTCATCATCGTCATCGTCATCATCATCTTCGTCTTCTTCGTCCTCATAACCCATTTCTTTAACGAGTTTTTGAACATCTTCCAAAGACATTTCTTTTAATGCTTCTACTATTTTTCTTGCGACTTCTGCTTTAGTCAAGGATTCATCGACCTCGTCTTCTGATAAAGAACTGAATAATTTGTTTAACTCTTCTTTATTCAACCCTTTCATACTGTCGACTGCAGCCTTGATTAGTTCCATTTTAGATTGTCCTTTCTCTGCGATAGTGTCCTCTTCGTTGGAATCTTCATCTTCTTTTAATTTGTCTGCTTTGCTGTCACCTTTCTCTGCATTTTTATTTACTGCATCTTTTACTGGTTTAGTACCATCTGATGCTTTATTTGCAGCTGCAACAGCCTTGTCAACAGGATTTTCCTCAGGCTTGACGACTTCGGCCTTTCCGCTTTCGATTTTCTCTTCGGAAGACGAACCTTGTTTGTGAGCAGATTTGTCACCTTTTTCTGCCATATCGGTAGGTGCCTTTTCAGCAACTAACTCTTCAGCAGTTTCTACTTGGTTTTCTAAATCTGACATAAATTTCTCCTGTTTAAAGATTACTTTTTTATTTATATGTTAAAGCTTCTCAACGAAACTTTTCCATAGGTTCAATTTGGTTTCTTCAAGTTTATTTAGCCTTGCAGTCTTTAAATCTTTCTGCATTTGGTCTAAATCTTTTGCCTTCAAGATACCACTCTCATAAACCCACTCAACACCTTCCATAATACCTTCTACAAAGGCCTCAGGTGCAGACGGGTCTGCAACGATATCACCTGCCGTAGCAAGTTGAAAATCGTCTTTTACATACTGTGCGTTTCCTTTTGATTCTAGTGAACCTAGACCTCTAGAAGAAACACC